CGGCTTTAGCCACGTTCGGCCTCCTCGGCGAGCACGTCGACCAGGGTGGCCAGGTCGGCCGGGTCCTCGTCCCACAGGACCGAGGGGGCCACGCCGAGGCGGGCGGCGAGCACGGCGATCAGCCGGCCGGGCCCGGCCCGGTAGGGTCCACCGGTGTCACCACGTCGACACCCGGGGTGGGCATGACCTGGACGATGTGCTTTTGGAACATGGCCCAGCCCATACCGTCGACCTGGCCGGTGCGCTGCAGGTAGGCCCAGGCGCAGGCCCACTGAAAGCCGATCTTGTCGCGCTCGGGGTCGGGGACCAGCTGTAAGGCGACGCGCTGGTCGCGCTGGTCGGCGAGGGTGTCGAACCATCTGTCGTCGTCGAGGAGGGCGGTTAGGGCGATCCGCGATACCGCCGGCCGGCCGGTGTCGGTGATGGTGAGCGCGTCGGTCATGTGCGCGCCGCCGCCTTGTCGAGGCCGGCCTGGATGGCCTCGCCGGCCTTCTCGAGCGGTTTGGGGTTGCGTAGCCAGGTGGCCACCAGCCACGGGCGGCGGGCGATGTTGTGTTCCGGCCAGCCCCAGTGCAGGGCGGCGGCGTAGGGGGTGTCGGCCACGATGGCCACCCGTTTGCCGGTGGCGGGCAGGGCCCGGTGGGCGCCGGCCAGGCGCCCGGATCGGCGGGGGGCGGCGGCGGCGGCGGCGACGGTCAGCTCCCGTGCCGCGGCGTTCAGCGGGGCGGCCGGCTCGGCCAGCCCGGCCCTGGCCTGGGCCAGGGCGGCGTTGAAGGCGGCGGCGTTGGTGACCCGTATCTCGAGGTTGGGGTCGGCCATCAGGGCGGCGGGGTCACAGTCCGCTGGCCCTGTATGGGCCACGTGAACTTCGACTGGACTATCGACCCCGCCGCGAGCTGTTCGGTGTCCCACCCGTCGACTATGCAGGTGCCGGTGATGGTGGGCCCGGCGGCGCCGATGGGCAGGAACTCGAACGGCATCTCCTGGCCCTGGTTGGTGTTCACGAAATAGAACACTCCTGAGGCGTCGGACAGGTCGAGGAGCGCCTGCCCGGTGAGGGCCCAGCTGTAGGTGGCGGCGGCCTGGACGACGTCGCCGGTGAGGACCGTCACCGGCGAGTCACGGGTGACGGTCTGGGGGGTGCCGACCTGCGCTACCTGGGCCTCCATGGCGATGCCGGTGGCGGTGTCGCCCAGCTTCAAAGTGCCAACAAGCTTGTTTATGACGGTGGGCATCTAGTTACTCCTTGCGGGTGAGGGCGGCGGGCACGCCGAGCATGGACACGTCGAGGCGGTAGCACGGCCACGAATCGTTTTTGACGGTGACCGACGAGAAGGTGCCGGCCACCTCGGCGAAGCTGATAGGGGTGACGGCGTCGTAGATGGCGTCGAGGGCGGCGCAGTCGCCGGCCAGGTTGTCCACGCCGCGGATGGGGACGTAGTAGACGTAGAACACGGCCAGCCGCCCGCCGGCCAGCGGCACGCCGGCGTCGGAGGTGGTGCCCGGGCGGGGCACGTACACGCAGGGCGGGGTGAGGTCGCCGTCGCGCACCGCCACACGCAAGCCGGCCGCCTCGAGGGCGGCGACGAGCTGCGCGGCGGCGGCGGCGATACTCACGCGATAGGCACCTTCCCGCGCATCAAAATGCCGAACGCCACCCGCCGGTAGTACGGGCTGGCTATCGGGTTGAGGCTGTCGAGGCCCTCGGGGCGGTTGCGGTTCTCGTACCACCATTGGCCGAGGAGGAGCACGGCCTCGAACTGGCCGTCGTCGCCCACCCCGGCGACGGCGTCGAGGCCGCACACGGCGACGGCGTCGGCGATGGCGGCGGCGTTGGCGGCGGTCACCCGGGCCGGGTCGTCGGTGGCGCCCAGGCCCAGGCGGTCGGCGAGGTCGGCGTCAGCGGGCCAGCCGGTGGCGGTCACTACTTGCGGGCCGCCCGGCCGGCGGCCGGTTCGCCGTTGCCGTCGTCGAGGGGCAGCGGGGTGGTGTTGGTGATGACGTGGATGCCGCCCACGTACTGCGACCAGAACCCCACCCCCGAATACTTGGTGAGCTGCAGCACCTTGGCGTTTTCGGTGGTGCTACCGGCGGTCGTGGTGGACTCGAAACGGAAGTTCATTACCGGCGTGGCGAACATGGCCGCGGACGCAATCGATTGGTCGAGCACCAGCGTTTTGTTGGCCGGCAGGTACGGGCCCGGCCACAGCGGCACGCCCTGGACCTCGAGGTTGGCGAACGCCACGTCCGACGAGCCGGCCGAGTTGATGCGCGGCCCGTACGGCAGGAGGCCGCGGCCGGTGGTGTCGTTGGCGGCGGACGCGGCGATGTACTCCTTGGTGGCGGGCAGGGCGTCGGTCGACGTGTACAGGGTGCCGGCCGCCATGGCGGCGAACAGGGCCCGCAGCGAGTTGATAAACCCCAGCCCGTCGGCGTACGTCGAGGACCAGGCCGTCGAGTTGGCGGCGTTGGTGAAGAAGGCGACGGCGCGGGTTTCGACGTCGGCCAGCCAGGCCCGTTCCATGGCGTCCAGGGCGATGCGGTCGATAGCGGGGTTGGAGCCCATCAGCAGCCGGCGAGAGAACTGGTAGGAGCCCTCGACCTCGACCATGGTTACGGTGTCGTTGGCGGTGGTGATGGTGCCGGGCGCCATGGGGGTGACCTCGTCGGCGGGCAGCCCGGACAGGCCCGCCTCGGTGGCGGTGCGGGGCAGCTCGAGGGTGTTGAAGTCGGAGGTGCCGTATTTGGCCAGCACGCTGTAGAGCGGCGCCTTGGGGGCGCGCAGCGGCACGAAACGGTCGGGCAGCCAGCGCGGCGGGGTCAGGGCGGGCTGGGTGGCGGCCTCGCCGACGGCGGCCTCGAGGTCGGCGCGTCCGCCGGCCAGGTGCAGCGAGGCGGCGCGCACCAGGGCCGGGTCAGCGGCCATGGCCTGCGCCCGGCGCCACCGTTCGGCCTCCACGCTGCCCGGGTTCTCCCAGGCGGCGAAGGCGTCGCGGACGAAGCTGGGGCCGCCCAGGTGGTGGGGTTGGGCGTACGGGTAGGGGTCGCGTACCACTGCGGGGGCGGGCTTGGCGGCGGCGGCGATAGTGCCGGCCGCGGTGACCAGCGGGGCAGCCGGATCCGCGGCCGGCGCGTCGACCTCCAGCGGCACGGGCAGGGCAGCGGGGGCGGAGGTCGGCGGCATGGCGGGCTCACTTTCGGGCTGGTGGTCGGTGGGGCGTTGGGCGGTGACAGCGGAGACGCGGGCGGCGTCGAAGGCCGGTTCGGACAGCAGGGCCACGTGGCGGCCGCGCGCCGCGGTGACCCACAGGCCGGCGTCGGTGTCGTCGGAGGCGGACACGTCGGCGGCGACGGACAGGCCGTCGCGCAGGTCGCCGGCCTCGGCCAGGATCTGGTCGCCGCGCTCGCCGGCGGGCACCCGGAATGTTGCCTCCAGGCCGGCGTCGGTGTCGGCGGAGGACTGGTAGACGGCGACAGGCTGGGCGGGGTCGTGGTCGAGGACCAGCTTGGCCCGCTCGCCGAGGGTGAGACTGCCGCGGGCGAAGGCGACGTTCTGGCCGGTCGACACCCGGGCGTAGGTGCCCCACGGCACGACCAGGCCGGTGATGGTGCGCCGGGCCCGGTCGGCGACGATCTGCCCCGCCGGCGCCGACGTGGTCAGGTGGACGTCCATCAGTTACCTCCAGGGGTGAGGGCGGCCGGCGCCGGCGGCGGCGGAGGTGGCGGCACAAGTACCGGGGCCGGCGCCGGCGCCGGCGGGGTGGGCTCGTCGACCATCTGAAAGTCGAGGTCGAGCGCCCGGGCCAGCTCGTTGACCAGGGTGGCGGGCGCCTGGCTCTTGACGGCGGCGACCATGACCTGGACCCGCTCGAGGAGCGGCAGCCGGGTGAAGGCGTCGCGGTCGAATTCCAGATACTGGCCGCGGGGTGTGACATCGTTGGCGGACAGGCGGCCCTCGATGGCGCGCAGGTAGCTGTCGAGGACATCGTCGAGGAAGGCGGCCCGGTAGTCAGCCTGGTTGGTATAGACGTAGCTGGAGCTGGCGCCCATGGCGGCGGACACCAGGACCGGGTTGACGCCGGCCATACGGGCCAGCTGGGTGGCCATGTACTGGCGGGCCTCGACCATCTGCTGGTCCATCGCCGACCAGCCCAGCGTTCGGGCCTCCAGGTTCTGGGGGGTGTAGGCGGTGGCGCCCAAAGCGCGGGCGGCCTTCCACGAGGCGACCAGGTCCTGGGCGGCGGTTTCGGACAGCGGCTCGCCGCCGGTCTGGTGCAGGTCGATGTTCGGCAGCGGTTCGGCGGCGGCGGTCGCCGACCCGGTCTCCAGGGCGAGGGCGGCGGCGATCACCGCCGCGCCGTAGTTGCAGATACCCTCGTGCGGGCCGTCGATGGCTACCACGTCCTCGGCGGGTATCTGCTGGTTCATGTAGAACACCGGCGGGTAGCCGGTGAACGTGCCCCAGGCCAGCGTTTCGGGGTCGTAGCGGAGCTGGCCGGGCAGCACCCGGCGGAAGGCGACCGGAAAGCCGGTGGCGTCGCGGGCCAACACGACGAGGGTGGCGCGGCCCAGGAAGAACAGGTCGTCGATCAGCCAGGCCCAGAACAGCGACGGGCTGATCGTCGGCGCCGGGTCGGGGTTCTCGCACCAGCCCGGATCGATTTTGACGCCGTCGCCGTCGGGCTGGCGGCGGTAGCGCTCGAGGGGCATGGAGGCGACACCGCCGGCGAGCTGGGCGCGCAGGTAGGCCAGCGTGGGCACCGCCATGGCCTCGCGGCGGCCGACGCCGGTCGCGGACAGCCAGCCCCAGGCGGCGTCACCCGGGCCGGTGCCGTTGGCAGCCGACACCCGGGGCGGCCCGCCGCCGGCGGCGGCCTCCAGATCGGCGATCCGGCGTGCCATGGCACGCGACCGCGATCCGAACATGGTCGAGCGTGCTGTAACTCGCCAGGCGCCCGCAATAGCCATAGCCGGGTAACTACGCCCCGGGGTCGGTTTGCGGGGCTTAGAACGCCATTCCGGGGCCTTAGCGGTGTAACTGGGTGTAACTAGCGTCCGGCGACGGCGACGAACGGGGCCGGCGGGGTGGGGTGGATGCGGGCCGCCCAGGCGGCGAGGGTGGCGGCCACGAGCGGCGATATGTCGACATCGGAGTGGCGGCGAGACCAGGCCCAGCCGTCGCCGAGGATGCGCCGGCCCGCCGCGGCCAGGGTGTCGTCGAGGACGGATTGGGCGCGGTGGGCGATGGAGGCGGCGGCGACCTGGTCGACGAGGTCGGCGCAGGCCCGGCCCATCTGGGCGGCGCCGGTGCGCAGGCAGTCGACGCCGGCGGCCTCGAGGCGGTCGGCGATGGTGCCGGCGGCCAGGGAGTCGGCGACGATCACCCCGAACGGGTGGGCGCGGCGCCACTGGCGTATCTCGGCCTCGAGCCAGGCGGCGCCGCGCCGGTAGGCGAGGACCTCGACGACGGTGACCCCGGCGGCGGTGCGGCCGGCCTGGGCGAGGGCGGCGTTGGCCCGGTCGGCGGACACGTCGAAGGCGAGCGCGGCGGGCGCGGCGAGGGTGTCGAGGTCGGCGAGGGTGGCCCAGCGGTCCAGGTCGAGGGCCTGGCCGAGCTGGCGGGGCCGCGGCCACACGTTCAGGACGGAGCGTTCGAAGGCGGCCACGTCGGAGGAGCGCTCCAGGTCGGCGGCGAGCGCCTCGGGGCGGATGGTGTCGCCCAACGCCGGGTGGGCGGTCCACCAGGTGGCCGGGTTGCGGGGGTCGTAGCCGGGGGCGGTGGCGTCGGCGCCCCATTCGAAGATGGCGATACCGGGCCGGCCGGCGGTCAGGGCGTCCTCGGCGCGGGCCAGCCAGCCGTCGAACCAGGTTGAGGCCAGGGTGCCGCCGGCGGACACGATGAAGGTTTGGGCGCCGGGCCGGGTCAGCTGGGCGGGGAACACGGCCAGCTCGATGCCGCGGCCGGCGGCGTCGTCGTGGGCCCACGCCTCGTCGATGACGGCCATGTCCACGTTGGTGCCGTGAAGGGCGGACTCCACGGGGGCGAAGCAGGTGGCCGAGGAGGCGCGGGCGGCCAGCTCGAACGATTCGCCGCCGGCCCGCAAGCTGATTTTGAGGTGGCGGGCCAGCCCGGAGGAGCGCAGGATGGGCAGCCACTCGCGGCGGAAGGTGCGGCCGGCGTCGCCGCCGGTCTGGGCGGTGTACCACGACTGGGAGCGGGCCTGGCCGAGGACGCGCCGGGCGAGCTGGGCGAGGGTGATGGCCGTCTTACCGGCCCGGCGGGGCACGTGGAGGACCACGACGCCGTGCACCATCTCGCCGCTGGCCGGGTCGTACTCGCCGGCGACGGCGTTGACGGCGGACTGCCAGGCCTGCATGGGCCGGCCGAACAGCGCCTGGCCGACGGCGTCGACGGCGGGGCCGTAGCTGGGGGCGCCGCTAGGCGGGGTGGCCAGGCGGGGCGGGACCCGTAGCCGCTGCCAGTAGCTGGTCGAAAGCATCGGTCGACGGTCCTCCCAGCGAACGCAGGCGGGCCTCGAGCTCGCCGGCGAGGCGCAGCGCCTGGGCCTCGTGGAACTCCTTGCCGTCGACGGCGCGCAGCTCGTCGCAGCGGTCCGCGCAGGTGCGCAGCAACGCCACCAGCAGGAGGTCGCAGGCCTCGAGGCGGCCGGCGGCGCGCAGGGCGGTGATGGTGCGGTCGGTGTCGCGGCGGATGCGGCGCACCGGGCGGTGGTCGCCGTCGAGGAAGGTGAGCTGGTCGCCGGTCATGGGTGCGGGCCCGCCCTGGTGAGAGGGTCGGGCCCGCAGCTCCGCAAGATCGGCGACGTTAGCCGCTCACCGGGCGCCATCAGCCCCAATCGTAGTTACGTCTGCCGGTTTGGGGGGTCCTTGGTGAGAGAATGGGCC